CTAAAATCAGGTTGTCGCTGCTCTGCGACGTCGACATCCATTTGCCGATCCGAAACTGGTTGAGCACCTGGGCGTCCGTGATCCACAACTTTTGATTGCTGACATAGGCGATGGGGTTCCCGTTTTCGAGAAAGGCCAGCCGACCGTTGTCAAGCTGCGCACTGAAAGCGTTGCCGACGCGCCCCAATTCAATCAAAGCCCCCTGGAAGCGGATATACTCCTCCAGCAGGGTTTGGTTGCCGGTCATTTCACCCGTGAGGGCGTCTATTTCTTGCTTCGTAGAAAAGAAGCGGAAGTCCACGCTGTCGCTGAGTTGCTTGATGTAGGTGGCCAGATAGTCCCCGGAGGAATACTGCGCGGCGACGGCCATCATGATCGCGTTGGCGGTCTGCTCTATTGCCGTCGTTGTTTCCACGCCCAGGACGCGGATTTCCTCTTTGATGGACGCGAGGGTGCTGCCCATGTTGCTTTTTGCGCTGCCCACGGTGATCGTCTTATATTTTTCCTTGAGCGTATCATAGACCGTCTTGACCACTTTCGCGGAAACGTCCACGCCCAAGTCCGGGTGTCGCACGGTCACGATGTCGCAGAGGGCAACGCGCTCCAAATCCGCGAACTCGGCATACTCCGGCGACTGCCAAAGATGCAGGAAATCCACTTCCAGGGAGATGTCCGGGAGGCCGATGTTATTTGCGTTGAGCCAGGTCTGCGCTACATTTCGCAGGGCGGGGATGGTGATGCTCTGCCGCTCCAACTCCTGCGAAAAGTCCTTGAGGAAAATCCGCTCCCGCATCCCTGCCGGGTGCGGCACTTGCAGCACTTTCTCCGGCAGGGTGATGTGCAGGCCCTCCTCCAGCGTGGCGAAGGGGTAGAGCCCGGTGTAGGTACCCTCCGTCGATATACTGGCCTTGAGCGCCCGCAGGTTCTTGGCGTATTCGATGCGGACACCATGATCCGCGCCCCGCGCCTTCCACAACCGCACAATTTTGTTATCCCACTCATACTCCCCGCCGTGCACGTCGAGGACGCTTCCACGCACACCACCGAAGGCCCCCCGCGCCGAAACCGCGCTGACGGCGAAGTTGTTGACGGTGGCGTTGTCCGTCCAAGCGGTGAAGCCGTGGGGCGTGGTCAGGGCCTCGCCCGCCGCCGTGAGCACCGCGTCCATCGCCTGCTGGCAGGACAAGCCCAGCGTCTGCACGGATTCCACCGGGTAGGCGGCCAGGGCGTAGGAGATGTGCTCGGCCTGGACGACGGCCCGGCCCGTCATGGACTTCTCCACGCTGTATACCCGGAAAAGCTGCTCGTTGCCGTTCTCCGAGGGTTTGGCCCGGATAAAACAGTCATTTTCAATCAGGGGGTACTGGTCGGAGGCCGTGGGGATTTCGAGATATAGCTCAAAGATTCCGTTGCGCTCCTCAGTGACTTCGCAGACCGTCGCGTCGGGGAGCCACGTTAGCAGCGCGGCCCCGTCCGGGCTGTATAGCTTGGGAATCATATACTCCACCACCTGGGATAGATTTTGATTTGCGTCACGCCGCCCGTTGCGCTAACAGTATGCACCAACTGCCAGAACTGCGGCCATTGCGGGATGTCGATGTTGGTTCGTATGCCTTGGGCGCTGGTGCGGCAGGCAATCATGGCCTCGCAGTCGATCACCGCCGAGGGCCACTGATACTCGCCGCTTGACATAGGCGGGGTAACGAGCCCGGTGAGGGTGATTGTTTGACCCTCCAGGGCAAGCGTAACCGTACCACTGCCGATGATTTCAATACGGGGCGTTGATGCCATAGCCCCGATGGGCCGGTTGAGGGTAAGGCTTCCCGCGCCGCTGCGAGTGATCACGGCGGCGCGGTTGTAATATTTCTGCGGCTTGCAGTCGAAGGAAATATTGAAGCGTAGGAGCCGGTTGGCGATGATCTCCTCCATGGGAACCTGCGAGGAATGCACCGCCAGCCGCTCATGCCCGGCCCAACCGTCGCGCAGCAGTTGGTAGCCGCGCCAGGGCGTGAAGCCCCACCCGGCCTGCTGGCCCACCGTGAGCAGGCGGGCCAGTTCGGGCAGGGCGGCGTATTTTGTGACGGCGCACGAATAGGACACGGTTGCGTTCTGGTAAGAGCCGTAATCCACCAGCACGTCGCCGTTCCTGCCGGGCACATGGATTTTCTCCACATCGCGCTCCGGCAGGCCGTGGATGTTCTTGGCCTCAATCAGCAGGCCGGAAATGCTGGCGGTGCTCATGCCCGCGAACTCGAAAAAACTCATGTTGTCAGCAACCCTTTCCTGCGGATTTCGCCCGCCATGATAGTCGATAGCTCGTCAGCCAGCTGCCGCAAATCCTGCGTGGTGTGGTTGATAAATGTGCCGATATTGAGAACGAGAGAGAAGCCCCCGCCGCTTTGCCCAGCCAGGCCGTTCATCGCGCCCTTGACATTCGTGTTGATGTCGAAGTCCGTGGGTACGGCGTTCTCCATGTCGCGGGTAACATCCTTCATGGCGTCCTCGAAGCCCTCGCCCAGCCCGAAGGCCAGGTTCGCGCCTATCTGGTCGCGGAACAGTTTCGACGGGGACGCGATGCCGAAGAAGTTCTTGATGGAATCTGTGATCCCTCGGGCAAATCCGAAGATTTTGTCCTTGATCCACTGCGTCATGTCGCTGATACCGTTCCACAGGCCCCGCACAAGATTACCGCCGATGTCCGCGAACAGGGTGGAGGGGCTGCGGATGCCGAAGAACTCAAGCACGGCGTTCCAGAGGGATTTGCATACATCGCCTATCCCCTTGAGCAGTTGGGGCACGGCTTTAAAGATGCCCTCAAGTAAGCCCATGAGCAGTTGCCAGCCCGCTTCAATCAGCTGCGGCAGCGCGCCCAGCAACCCGCCGAGAATGCCCTTGATTATTTCGGGCAAGGCCTCCACGATTGTAATAATGATCTCCGGGAGCGCACCAATGAGGGCGGTGAGTAAATCTATCCCTGCTTGAATGATCAGCGGGATATTTTCGATCAGCGCAGTAATAATGCCGTTGATGATTTCCGGCAAAGCCTCAACAATCGCCTGTATGATGTCCGGCAGCGCGGCCACCAGCGAAGTCAATAGCTGTATGCCCGCATCGATGATCATGGGGATGGCCCCAATCACGAAATCCACGATGGCCTGGATGATGGCGGGCAGGGCCGCGATCAATTCCGGCAGCGCGGCGAGGAGGCCCTCGGCCAGACCGAGAATCAGCTGCAGGGCCGCGTCCAGCAGCAGAGGCAGATTTTCCAGCAGCGTCTGGACGATCTGCATAACGACGGATACGATGGCCGGGATCAGGCCGGGCAGCGCACCGGCAATCCCAACGGCCAGCTGGTTTATGATTTGCACCGCGCCTTCCAGCAGCAGCGGCAACGCGGAGAGTATCCCGCTGACCAGTGATAGTACGATCTTCAACGCCGCGTCCATGATCTGCGGGATGTTCGTAACGATTCCGTCCACCAGGCCGGTGATGATGTCCGGGGCGACTTCGGCCACAACGTCCGCGATTGTCGTGATGATACCCAAAACACGCGGCAGGAGCTGCGAAATAGAGCCGATAATCTCCTGCGCCCCGGCCTTGATGGAATCAGCCGCGCCATCGTTGCCCGCGATCAGGTCGGCAAAACCGTCCGTGATTTGGGTCATGCCGGGCAGCAATTCAGCGCCGATGGAGTTCTTCACGCCGGTAAAGGTGCGCTTGAGGGTGTCCATGCTGTCGGTGAATTTCACCGAAGCGTCCACCGCCGTTTCGGACATGACCATGCCGAGCTCGTTCGCCCGCTGTTTCAGGCCGTCCGTTTCTTCGGCGGTTTGGTTGAGCAGCGGCATGAGTTCCATGCCCTGTTTGCCCAAAAGCTGCAGGGCGGCGGCGGTTTTTTCCGCGCCGGGCGGCATGTTTTGCAACGCCCGGACCGTTAGGTCGAAGGCTTCCTCCGGGGATTTGCCCTTGATATCGTCAAAGTTGAGGCCGATTTTCGCGAAGGCGTCGGAGGCCCTGCCGCCGTCCTCGGTCAGGCCGTCCATCGTTTTTTGCAGGGTTTTCATGCCCACGCCGAGGCTGTCGATGCTGGCCCCGTTCTGCGATAGGACGTAGTCCCACTCCTGGTATGCCTGCGCGGATAATCCCAGCTTTTGCGAGGCTTTGTCTACCCGGTCGCCAGCCGCCGCCGCGTCGACGGCCATGTCATACATCTGCTTTCCGGCAGCGACGGCAGCCGTGCCGATTGCCGCCATGGCCGCGCCGATGGCGACGCCGACGCCTTTCAAAATGCCGCCCAGGGCCTCAAATTTCTTGCCGGATTCCTCCGCGTCCTTGCCGGTTTCCTGCACTTCGTCGCCCAACTTGTCGCTGGCCTTGCCGGTGTCGGCCATTTCGTCGCCGACATCTTCCAGGGCCTTTTCGTTTTCGCCGAGCTCGCGCTCCATGCCGATGAGCTCGGCCTGGGCCTTGTTCAACTGAATCTGCCACGCCTGGGTGCGCTTATCGTTCTCGCCAAAAGAAGAAGCAGCGTTTTCCAACGCCGCCTGGAGGGTCGATATTTTGTCTTTCTGCGCCCCGATTTCTTTGTTGAGCACAGTGTTTCGCGAGGTGAGCGCCGCCGTGGATTTATCGTTTTTTTCGTACTGCGCCGTCACCAGCTGCATTTCGCTGCCCAGGACTTTGAACGACTGGTTGATTTCGCGCAGGGCGTTCTTGAAATCCTTCTCGCCCTCGATGCCTATTTTAGGCCAAAGTTATCCGCGATGGCGATCACCCCCCATTTATGAAAAATTTCCTTGATAAATATGCCTGGTTGCGTTATAATTAAGCCGTTTTGGTGAAGCTATCCGAATTTAGCATGGGATGTAAAGAAAAATATTTATTGTTCGCTTATACTTGTAGGCGAGAGGAGGGATTGCATGGATTGGATCAAAGGGATGAACGGCGTGATTGAGTATATCGAAGAAAACCTGACGCAACCCATATCGCACGAAGCGCTTTCGCGGATGGTCGGCTGTTCTGTCTATGAGTTTTCGCGGATATTCTCATTCATGGCAGGAATGTCTGTTTCAGAGTACATTCGTCGCAGAAGATTGTCCCAGGCTGTTTTCGATATTCAAAACAGCAGCGACAAAATCATCGACATTGCTCTGAAATACTGCTATGAATCGCCTACCACATTTACGCGGGCATTTAAGGAGTTGCATGGCGCCACACCTTCTTCCGTCCGCAAGATGGGGGTTTCTCTAAAAACCTATCCTCCAATCGCCTTCGTACTCACCATTAAAGGAGTGAACGAGATGAATTTCAGGATCGAACAACGGGACAGCTTCCAGATCATGGGGCTGTCGGGGCAGGAAAGCGCGGATTGTAAGCCGGGAGACACGCTGCCCATTTTGTGGCGTGAGTTCATGGATAGCTACAATTCGCGCTTGCTAAACAACGGCGACAGCTACTATTCCGCACCTTTTTGGCAGGTCGCGGCCTACGACTTCCATTCGAGGGACGGAAAGACGAAGGCGATCATCGGTGCGCAGTACAAAGGCAGGAAACTTGACGGTATGACTATCGAAACAATTCCCGCTGCGACATGGGCGGTATTTACGTTTAACTCCCCCACGGGAATTGACTATGTGCCTGCGGCATATACCCGTATCGCGACAGAATGGTTTCCAAGCAGCCAGTATCAACGCGATGAATCCGTGCCGAACCTTGAGGTGTTTCCGGGCGGCGAGATCGACGAAAACTACAAATGGGAGATATGGATGCCTGTGAAGAGCAAGTAGCTCAAGTGCCATAGGGAATGATGTCATCCACGCTCGGTTCCCGTGCCGGCTTCTCCAACCCCAAGAACTGTTTGTGGCAGGCCCATAAATCCAAAAACAAGCCGATGGGCATGAGCCAGAATTTATCATCGCTCATGCCCATTTGAACCGTCCCAAAGTAGAGCAGCCTCGTGAAGGTTTCATCATCCGTCACGAGGCCGCCGCGTTTTTTTCGGTATCGCCGTCGCTCGCGCTCTGGATATTCCGCGCTGTGCCGCGCATCATGGCCTCGGTGATGGCATTCTTGTATTCGGCCAGGTCGAGGGGCGTGGTCAGGAGCTCCACCATTTCCTCGGTGAGATATGGCTTTGGATTCTCCTGATTCCACAGGTTAAATATGGCGATGGGCTGGTTGGCCAGAAGCGTTATGATGAATATAAACTCGTCGAGGGCGAGTTCAAAATTCTCTGCTTTCAGGAGCTTGTCGCCAAGTTGCTCCAAGCCACCATAGCGCTTCGCTATGACCTTCGTGGCGCGAGTGGTCAGCAGGAGTTCGTATTCCTGCCCGCCGATTTTAATAATAGCGCTGCGTTCGTCCATGATGCTTTTCTCCTTTTTTAAGGTGTTGAATTGTACGAGGGCTCGTAGACCTGGGTAAACCACGCGGCGATCACAGCGGCAACGCCGGGGTCGCCCTCGGTGACTTCGCTTTTCCACGGGTGCTTC